AATGTAATGTTTTATCGAGATTAGTGGCATCTAATTACGAAGTTAATATAAAACTGAATACCAGAACTGTTAATAAACAGCTAAATAATCTTGAGAAGCGTATATCAAAGTTAAATAAATTAGCTCAAGGTGGCAGAGCAAATAGAACAGTATTGCGTAATGAACAGGAAAAAATAAAAAAGACGGGCCAAAGACTTGGACTAGAAAATAAAATTCTAAAAAGAAAACAAGATCAAGTAAAAGTAGATAAACAGGCTTTAGAAGTTGAAAAGAGAAGAATCAATTTACAAAATAAGCCTCGTGGTGGAGGCGGTGGTGGAGGTACAGGCAGACCAGGAGGAAATCGTTTTGCTACTGCTGGACAAAGTGCAATTATTTCTGGTGCATTTCCTTTACTATTTGGGCAAGGTCCATTAATAGGTGCTGCTGGTGCATTAGGTGGTGGTCTTGGATCATTAGTTGGCGGTCAGATGGGAGGTTTTGCAGGAGGTTTAGCAGCTACCTCTATTGCAACACCTATACAACAACTTGGTATAGAGGCAGCAAAACTAGGACAGGCACTAAATCCAGCGACTAAAAATGTAGAAGCACTTACCGCAGCATTAGGAGTAACTGGAACGGAATTTGAAAAACAAATTGCATTACTTAAAAAATTGGGAGATGAAGAAGCAGCATTTGAGCTCGCAAGACAAAAGATGATAAATCTAATTGGGAAGAGTGGAGTAGATAATATGACTAAGTTTGGTCAAGAAATGACAGAACTAGGAAACAACTTTACAAGAGTAATGACATTGATGAAAAATTCAATGGCTAATTTTATACAAAACTCTGGTATTTTAAAACTTATTGCTGGTACTGTTGAAAGAACAGCGATATTAGGTCAAGCACAGGCTTCTGGTAGAAACTTAGACACAGTAGAAGGTAGAAGAATAAATGACCTAATAGGAATGAGAGATAAATTAACTAAAAATGTTGGTAAAGATGCTTTAAGTCCTAATCAAAAAGGTCAGTTTGCATTAGACGTTTTAGGTAGAGAAAAAGGTAAGGGATTATTTGGTGCAGCAAATGTTCAAGATTTACAAGACGCAAAAGAATTTATAAATGATGAAATTGTAGCGTTACAGAAAAAAATTAATTTAAAAGATAACGAAGCTGAAGCTGAAGCAATGATCGAAGCGATACAAAATTCTAGAGTTAACAATTTAGATAAAGAAATAGCAATGCTGGAGCGTAGTCTAACTATGAGCTCTGAAGAATTTGAAATAGAACAACAGATTGCTGACATGAAAGAAGAAGGAATAATAAAAGATGAAGAGGAGATAAGAAAAAAACTTAAAAAGATACAACTTCTAAAGGAAGAAGCCGAGGAAGCAAAAAAAGTAGAAAATTTATTTAAAAATATAGGTCAAACTATAGAAACTGGATTAGTAGATGCTATTGAAGGTGCGATAAACGGAACCAAATCTTTAGGAGAAGTAGCCAGCAGCGTGTTTTCACAAATTCAAAGATCACTTATACAATTTGGGGTTAATGCTTTATTAGGATCTATTGGTATTCCTGGATTTGCAAATGGTGGTAGACCTGCCGTTGGTAAACCTGCAATAGTAGGAGAAAAAGGGCCAGAATTATTTGTACCTGATAGATCAGGAACTATAGTTCCAAATAATCAGTTAGGAGGATCAACAAATGTAGTAGTAAATGTAGACGCAACTGGATCAAATGTAGAAGGTGATGAAGAACAAGGTAGAGAGCTTGGTCGTCTTATTTCGGCTGCGGTACAATCTGAAATAATACAACAACAAAGACCTGGAGGATTACTCGGATAATGTCTATTTCAACATTTCCAGCTATAAAACCTACATACGGGCAAAGAAAAAGATCAGCACCTAAAATCAGAACAATTAGTTTTGGTGATGGTTATGAACACAGACTTAATTTTGGATTAACACAACATTTGAATCCAAAAGTTTATAATTTTACTTTTAATGTATCAGAAACAGAGGCAGACATAATCGAGGCTTTTTTAGATGCTCGTGCAAATGCAGCAGGTAAACCAAACGATAGTGATAGCTTCGATTTCACTCCACCAGGAGAACCAGTAGCTCAAAGGTTTGTTTGCGAAGGTTGGAACAAATCGATACCATTTAATAATAGAGCAACGATCCAGGCAACATTTAGAGAGGTATTTGAACCATGAGCACTGCTCCTATCATTACTGAGTTACAAAAAATAAATCCTTCATCAATTATTGAATTGTTCACTCTTGAAACAGAAGAAGATTTGCATGGTTCTAGTCAGATTTATAGATTTCATAATGGTACAAACTTAAATAATAATCAGGATATTATTTGGGCTGGCAATCAATATTTAAAGATGCCTATTCAAGCAGAAGGTTTTGCTTT